ATGCTGTACGAACCGGTGTTCTGGGATCGCGCGTCTCTTGCAGACCCGTCTACCAGCACATGGGCGCGGTACTTGCTGACTCGGTCCTACAAGCCGGGCTGAACTACGCAAAAGTTGTGAAGCCCCGTATTGCCTCCATTCTTAGAACTTTCCCGCACGCCACAACCATGAACATCTTGGTAGGGGTGATCGAGCAAGAGGGAAGCCCAAAGTTCCTGCAATGGGAGCATCGGGAGAAGGTGTCACGCTTTGACAATCTGGTCGCCTTTATGGCCGATGCGGAAATCGACAGCACATCCGAGCTGAGCAGGGCGCTACGGGACAAAAGCTTTCGGATGGATATCCGGCACGTAAGAGGGGTTGGCCCAAAAACCGTTGATTACATGGCCTGCCTCGTGGGTGTGGACTGCATCGCTGTCGATCGTCACATCCGGGGCTTTGCTGAGCTTGCCGGATTGGAGGACGAAAGCTACGATTATCTCCGCGAAGTGTTCAGCTTTGCGGCGGACCTCTTATCCATCTCTCGACGTGAATTTGATGCGAGTATCTGGCGCTATCAGTCAGAACAAACCACTCGACAACTATCACTTGAGTTCATGCAGTAGCGTTTGGTGTCTTCGCCTGCCTAAGCGCGCCGTTGGGATCAAGCCGACCTCAACCTTCGGAACCCCAAATGCCCACCCTTCGCGAAACCATTCTCACCGCGCTGCATGCGCGGCTCTCGGCGCTGCCCGCCACCGCGCTCCGCGGCGACGTGCTTCCCGAGCGTGTGCCGGCCGGAGGACTGCTGATCCTGCGCGACGGCGAGCCGGGGGAGCCCGAGGTGACGCTATCGCCCCTGCGCTACCACTACCAGCACCGCGCGGAGATCGAGGCGGTCGTGCAGGGCGCCGACCGTGACGCCACCTTCGACACGCTGACCGCCAGCATAGGCGCGGCGATCGCTGCCGACCGCACCCTCGGGGGCCTCTGCGACTGGGTCGAGGCGGAGGCGCCGCGCCCGGTCGATCTGCCGGTCGAGGGCGCTGCGAGCCTGAAGGCGGCCGTGATCCCGGTGGTGCTGCACTATTCCACGGCCGATCCACTCGGCTGATCCCGACAACCCGAGGAGAACACCATGGCACGAGCCCAGGGGGCGCGGGCGCTGATGGCGCTTGCGTTCGAGACGACCTATGGAACGCCGCCCGCGGGCGGCTTCACCCGCATATCCTTCGCCAGCACCTCGCTCGGCGCAGAGCAGCCGCTGCTGAACTCGGAACTTCTCGGCTACGGCCGCGATCCGCTGGCACCGATCAAGGACGCTGTGACAGCGGACGGCGATGTCGTGGTACCGCTTGATGCCGAGGCCTTCGGCTTCTGGCTGAAGGCGGCGTTCGGCACGCCCACGACCACGGGCGTGGAAGCGCCGTACACCCACGAGTTCCAGTCGGGGTCCTGGACGCTGCCCTCGATGTCGATCGAGACAGGCATGCCGGAGGTGCCGCGCTATGCGATGTACTCGGGCTGCGTGCTCGACCAGATCACCTGGCAGATGCAGCGCTCAGGCCTGCTGACGGCAACGGCACGGCTGGTGGCGCAGGGCGAAACGGTGGGCACCACAACGAGTGCAGGCACACCGGCGGCGCTGGAGCTGAAGCGTTTCGGGCATTTCAACGGGGCGATCACCCGCAACGGCACCGCACTCGGCAACGTGGTCTCGGCAGAGATCACCTATGCCAACAACCTCGACCGGATCGAGACCATTCGCTCGGACGGTCGCATCGATGGCGCGGACCCCTCCATCGCGGCGCTGACCGGCCGGATCGAGGTGCGCTTCGCCGACCAGACGCTGGTGACGCAGGCGATCAACGGCGAGGCCTGCGAGATGGAGTTCGCCTACGTCCTGCCCTCGGGTGAGAGCTTCACCTTCACCGTGCACGCCGTCTACCTGCCGCGCCCGCGCATCGAGATTTCCGGGCCGCAGGGCGTCCAGGCGACCTTCGACTGGCAGGCGGCGCGCGACAGTGTGGTTGGCCGGATGTGCACAGCAACCCTGATCAACGACATCGAGGTATACTGAAAATGCTCACGCTCGACCTGACCAACGCGCCCCGCTGGCATGAACTCGCGCCAGGCGTCCGGGCTCAGCTGCGCCCGCTGACCACGGCGCTGATGGTGGCGACGCGCAGCGATCCCGCCGTCGAGGCGGTTCCGGAGAAGGCTTCCGACGAGGAGCGCGCGGTCGCCTTCGCCAAGGCGCTGGCGCGGCGGGCCGTGTTGGCCTGGGAAGGCATCGGGGATGCCGGTGTTTGTCAAAGGAGTTGTCCGCCGGTTTCATGCGGCGTCTCTTATTTCAGGGGCGCTGATTTCGGTTTCGGGGTTGAGCCAGACAGGTCCGGCGGGTTGCCAGTTGCGGGTTTTGCCTGACCAGCGTTCAGGTTTTTGCGCACGAGCATTTGCATAGAGTATGGCGCGGTTGGCGAGCGTTGCGCGGTCAAAGCCAGCGTGGCGCGCATCTGGCGTGACAAAACGGATGGCGCTGTGCAGGTGCTCTCCGTTATACCATCTGGCGAAGGATTTCACCCAGATCTGTGCATCTGCTTTGGTGGCAAAGCCCTTGGTCGGCCAGTTGGGTCGGTATTTGCAGGTCCGGAACAGCGCTTCAGAGAACGGGTTGTCGTTGCTGACGCGCGGGCGGCTATAGGAGGCCGTGATGCCCAGTTTCTCCAGGGTCGTTTTCATTGTCGCCCCTTTCATCGGGCTGCCGTTATCGGCGTGCAGCACCAGCGGGCGTGCGATGCAGCCCTCGGCCAGCACGGCCTGCCGGATCAGGGCGGCGGCCAGGTCTGCACTTTCGCGCTCATGAACTTCCCAGCCGACGATCTTGCGACTGAAGACGTCCACGATCAGATAGAGGTAGAAGAACATACCGGCGACTGGCCCGGGCATCCAGGTTATGTCCCAGGTCCAGACTTCGCAGGGCGCGCTCGCCTTGTAGCTGGTGGGCGGTTTGCGCCGGACCGGCGGCCTGGCCCGGCCCCGGTGATGCTGCTGTCCATCGCTGCGCAGGATGCGGTAGAAGCTGGATTCCGACGCCAGATAGCGCCCCTGATCGGCCAGTTTCGGCACGATCTGGCTGGGCGGAAGGCTGGAAAACTCCTTTGAATTACAAGCTTCCAGAACGGCTGCGCGTTCAGTGGCGCTCAGCTTGTTGGCCGGTTCAGGGCGCGGCGCGAGGGGGCGTTGATCGGCGTGAACCTGGCCGCCTTTTGTCCAGCGCCGCAGAGTGCGATCGCTGATTTCCAACTCGGCACAGGCATTGGCGCGCCGCGCGCCAGCGGTGACGGCATCAACGATCAGAACATTTGCGGTTTGGCGATGTGGGGTGCTGATCATGCGTCCTCTCCGTCCCCCCAGATCGCCTGAGCCTTTTTTCTGAGAACCAGAAGCGCTGCAGTTTCGGCCAGTGCGCGGTCCTTGCGGGCCAGTTCCCGCTCCAGATCCTTGACCCGCTTCTTCTCTTCCCTGGTCGCATGGCTCAGACGCGCCGTGCTCGCGCGATCCCAATCATTCGCCTGCTCACATGCCACCCGCCATGCCGCAACTTGTGCCGGATAAAGCCCGCGTTTGCGGCAGTATTCGGCCAGATCAGCCTCGTTCAGCGCCGCCGCTTCCAGAACCGCCGCGAACTTGTCACGCGACGACCAGCCCTCGGGACCAGCGTCAGCGTCAGGCAGAAGCTGCCCCTTGCCGCGCGCTTCAGCGCGCCACTTGTGAAGCGTCGCCTCGGAAATCCCTTCCGCCTGCGAAAGCTGCCGAATGGCCATGTTGTTCGGCGGCAGCATCCGATTCAGCACAGCCGATTTCCGTTCCGGTGAATATCCCACGTCATCGTCCTATCCCGCCCGCCTGAAAAGTAGAGGAAAAGTGGAACGGCGGACAACTACGCTGACACAGGGGGATGCCGACGGCAAGCCCATCGACCCGGGCCCCGAGGCTATCGATGCGCTGCTCGATGTCTGGCCCATCTTCGAAGCTTTCCAGCTGACCTACGTCTCGAAGGGCCTGCTGCTGGAACAGGAAAAAAACGCCTCCGCGCTCTCGCCGAATGGTCCTTCGGCGGGGGCGAGCGATACTGCGAAGCCTGTGCGCAAGCCTGCCCGGACTGCCCGGCGCGGCTGAACCGCCCGGAAACGCTGGAGGGCTGGCAGGTCTGGGATCTGGTCGGCCGGCTCGG